ATTTAATCGAATTAATTATAGATGACAAAGATGAGTTAAGTGGAGTAGATGCTATTTCAGTAGTAGAAACGCCTGCAATCGAGTCTAATTTCGTAGCGTTAAAGTCAGAAGAAATTAAACTTGCGGAAGTAAGTAATGAAAAACGTATTTTAATGGGTGCGGTTTTAATTCCTGAAAAGCCAATTTACAGACGTAATGGTGAAGATGAGTACTACATATACTTTTCAAAAGATACAGTAAACAAAGCAAGTCAATTATTCTTTAAAAATGGTAATCAGAACAATTGGACTTTAGAACACGGAAAAGAAATAAAAGGCTTGACCGTTGTTGAAAGTTGGATTGTTGAAGATACTGCAAAAGATAAATCAGCAATTTATAATTTAAGTGTTCCGGTAGGTACTTGGATGGCTTCGGTAAAAGTTGAAGACGATAACATATGGAATGACTACGTAAAAACAGGAAAAGTAAAAGGTTTTTCTTTAGAAGGTTATTTTGCAGATAAGTTAGAAGAAAAGAAACAACTTTCTAAACAAGAAACAATTATTGAACAATTAAAACAATTAATAAATGAACACGAAAACAAAAAGTAAAACAAGTCCTAAAGGTGGTAAGCGTGGTTGTCTATGTGATGACAACACTTATAGTAAAGAATGTTGTAATGGTGATTTAGCTAATCAAGGCATTGGTAAAACAAGCGGTGTTGATAACGTAACCATTACAGAAAACAACGGAGTAAGAGTAATAACAAGAGTAAACGGATAAAAATATAACAACATTAAACAAACCTTGTTTTTAAATAAATATTATTAATATGTCAAACGTACTAACAGAAATCAAAAGGCTTTTAGGGATGGAAATCCAATTAGAGCAAATGACTTTAGACAATGGGACTGTTATCGAAGCAGAAATCTTTGAAGCAGGTCAACCCGTGTTTATAGTTAATGGTGAAGATAGAGTTGCCTTGCCAATAGGTGAATATACTCTTGATAACGGAATGATTTTAGTTGTTGCAGTTGAGGGGGAAATTGCTGAAATCAAAGAAGCTACACCTACACAAGAGGAAACTCCTGAAGTAGAAGTAGAAGTTGAACAAGCTGCTGAACCTACTGCACCTAAAAAGGTAATTGAATCAACAGTTAAAGAATCACATTTTTCAAAAGAAATTGAAGATTTAAAAGCTGAAATTGAATCTTTAAAAACAGAATTAGCAAAACAAACGGAAGTTAAAGAAGTAGTTGAATTATCAGCTGAACCTTTAACACACAATCCTGATGCTAAACAAAACGTTGAAAAAATCCTTTTCTCACAAGGTAGAGAAATGACAACTTTCGACAGAGTAATGAGTAAAATCGCAAACTAATTAAATAAAAAAAAATGCCGACTACAACAAGTATCACAACAACCTATGCAGGTGAGTTTTCAAAGAAATACATATCTGCTGCATTATTATCGGCTACTACTATTGAGAATGGTGGTATCGAAGTAATGCCAAACGTAAAGTATAAATCAGTTATCAATAGAATTGCTACAGATGCAATTGTAAAAAATGCTACTTGTGCTTTTGACCCTACTTCAACTGTAACAATTACAGAGAGAGTAATTACTCCTGAAGAATTTCAAGTTAACCTTGAATTATGTAAAAAAGATTTTCGTTCAACTTGGCAATCGATTGAAATGGGAATGTCAGCTTTTGACACTTTACCAAAATCATTTGCTGATTTCTTAATCGGACACGTTGCAGCGAAAGTTGCAGAGAAAAATGAAACTAACATCTGGAGAGGTGCAACTGCAAACGCAGGTGAATTTGACGGATTCGTTCCTTTAGCTACTGCTGATGCAACTGTAATCGATGTAGTAGGTACAACTGTTACTGCTGCAAATGTTATCACAGAATTAGGAAAAGTAGTTGATGCTATCCCTGCTGCACTTTACGGAAAAGAAGATTTATATATCTACGTTTCTCAAAATGTTGCTCGTGCATACGTTCGTGCTTTAGGTGGCTTCGGAGCTTCAGGTTTAGGAGCAAACGGAACTAACTCAATGGGTACACAATGGTTTAACAATGGTTCATTATCTTTTGATGGTGTTAAAATCTTTGTTGCAAATGGTTTAGCTTCTAACTATATGATGGCTGCTCAAAAATCAAACTTATACTTTGGAACAGGTTTATTATCAGACCAAAACGAAGT